TACTTTGCGGTTAACGGGGATGTGCTACAGTCCAAGGCTTTCGGCGATGCATGGGCGGCATTCTATGAGAGCGTGATCGAACCGTTTGCAATCCAGTTCTCCGAGACGATGACACAGGCGATGTTTAGCGACAGGGAAAGAGCACAGGGATCCCTATTGATGGCGACATCAAATAGGCTCCAGTACATGACGACACAGGAGAAGCTCAACGTTTCCGCACAGATGGCAGACCGAGGGATTATGAACAGAGACGAGGTGCGTGACATCTGGAACCTGCCACCGTTACCAGACGGACAGGGTCAGATCTACACAATCCGAGGCGAATACATGACGATTAACGAAGACGGATCCTTCACAAGAGAAGGCACCGACCAGACAGGAGGAGAAGCTAATGCCGATCAAGAATGACAGAGAATACAGGAACCTGGGTACGTTTGAAATCCGGGAAGAAGATGATATTAAGACCGTGAAGGGATACGCATCAACGTTCGACACATACGAGCTATGGAACGATGGCGATCTGATCCTTCACGAAAGAATCGCAAGGGACGCTTTCGAAGGCGCAGACATGTCAGACGTGGTCTTCCTTAGAGACCACACAGGGGCGGTTTTAGCCCGCACAAAGAACGGCTCGGTAAAACTTACAGTAGATAACCGAGGCCTCTATACAGAGACGGATCTGAGCCTCACAGAGGCATCCCGGAACATGTACGAAGACATCCAAGTGGGCAACTATTCGCAGATGTCTTTTTCTTTTGTGGTCGCACAGGATCACATCGATTGGCTCGACGACAGGAACGCAGTCAGGACAATCGACAAGATTAAAAAGCTGTACGACGTGTCGGCGGTTGCTTTTCCCGCCAACCCGTATACAGATATTGGGCTTTCCGCCCGTTCTTTATTCGACGGAGCGATCGAACAGAGAGAAGCGGAGCGACTTCTGAGGGAGAAAGCCGAAAGGAAGCGCAAAGCGTTACAGCTGCGCATCAGACTCATGAAAGGAGAGTAAAGCAATGGAAATCGAAAACATGAGCATGGAACAGATCGAGGAACGCATCAGCCAGATCGGCACCGAACTGGAATCTGACAGCGCCGACATCGAAGCACTCTCCGCAGAAGTCGACAAGCTCGAGGCAAGAAAAGCCGAGCTGAAGCAGATCGCGGAGACAAGAAAGGCAACACTCGAAAAGGTTGCCTCAATGAAGACACAGGTTTTAGACAAGATCGAAGAAAGAAAGGAACCGGAAAACATGAACGAAGAAAAAAGAGCTCAGCTCGTCGATGCACTGGCTGAGTACATCAAAGGCAACGCAACAAGCGAACAGCGTGCGCTCCTTACTACACAGGTATCTGGGGGCACCGTAAGAGTCTCCGACATCGTTGATGATTATGTTTGGACAGATTGGGACAAGAACCCGATCCTCTCCAGAATCAGAAAAGTATATGTCAAGGGCACATACAAAGTCGGCTATGAAGCAAGCGCAACAGGTGCAGTCAAGCACACAGAAGGCGACGAAACAGCACCGGCAGAGGAAGTATTAACTCTCGGATATGTTGACTTCGTTGCTCAGTACTTCAAGAAGTGGATCAAAGTGTCCGACACAGTTCTGGCTCTCAAAGGCCAGGCATTCATGGACTACCTTTTTGACGAGTTCGGATACCAGATCGCCAAAGCTCTGGAGAACGAAGTCGTTGCAGAGATCGTCGCTTCCACACTGTCCGCAAAGGTTACACACGCAATCGATAACACCGCACCGATGGCAGGATTTGCCGCTCTTTCCGATGAAGCTACAAACCCTGTAGTAATCATCAGCAAGACAACATATGCCGCAATCATGAACGAAAGAGCAACCACAGGCGCAAAGATCGAGGATCCTTTTAACGGCATGGAAGTACTGTTCAATAACACAGTCACAGGCATGCTCGTAGGCGATCTCGATGGTGTTGTTGCCAACTTCCCAGAAGGCGAAGACTTCAAGTTCATCGTTGACGAGACATCCCTGGCTGAACATGATCTCGTGAAGATCGTCGGCAAGGTTCTCGCATCCATCCATCTGGTACGTCCGAACGGCTTCGCAGTAGTCACTGCAGAATGATCGTCCGGGTGCTGAAAGACACCACGCTAACAGTCAAGGCAGGGGAGATCGTCGAGGTCGATGACCGTGACGGTCTCTTCGCTTTAAAGATGGGGAGCGTGGAACAGGCCGAGAAGCCAAAGCCAAAGACAGTAAAAAAGAAACCGGCAAAGTAAAGCCGGGCGGAGGTAAACATGGAGTTATTTATTTTGTCCAGGATTAAGGACTGCATGCGTGTCGTTGACGATGAATTTAACGAAGAGATCGAAGGGCTTGCAAATGCGGCGCTTGCTGATCTCGGGATTGCCGGAGTAGATGGCGAGCATGCGATGATCACGGATCCGCTCGTGTTCCGTGCGGTTGTCACCTACTGCCGCCTGCATTTCGGAACTCCCGACGACTATGACCGTCTGAAAAAGTCATACGACGAGCAGAAGGCACAGCTCCAGATCGCCTCCGGATATACGACATGGGGGTGAGTGAATGGACAGATCTAAGATCGTTTATCTGATCCGCGAAGTCTGGGAAGAGAACGATTACGGAGTCCTGGAGCGCACTCTCGAAAGGCGCAAGGTCTTCGCAGACGTTTCATCTGTCACGGCTTCCGAGTTCTTCAACGGAGGCATGAACGGACTGAAGCCAGAGCTTCGCATGACCGTGTTTAATGGCGATTACAAGGGCGAGAACATTCTCGAGTACTGTGGCAAGCAGTACACGGTTTATCGCACATACTTCGCACGGAACGACCTCATGGAATTGTACTGCGAGCTCAGGAAGGGGAACGAGAAATAATGGCACACGGGATCGGATCGACACGGACGAAAGTCAACGCAGGCAAGTTCGAGACAGCTGTCACGACAATCCTGGACGAGTTCGAGACGGACTGCTACCAGGCCGTATACTTAGCGATCAAAGAGACCGCAGAGGAAGTCGTGCAGATGTTGAAGAGTGCCGGAGATTTCCGAGGCAACAAATACCGCAAATCGTGGAAGGCAGAAGTCACACAGCGGAGGCTTTACACATCTGCTGTCGTTCATAACGTGAAATATTACAGGCTCACGCATTTGCTCGAGTTCGGACATGCAAAGCAGAACGGCGGACGAGTCAGGGCATTCCCGCACATTGAGCCGATTAATGAGAAGACCGCAGAGATGTTCGAGGACAAGCTGACACAGATGATCGGAGGTGCTGACAGATTATGACAGTTGTAGAAATCAAAGAGCTGATCGAGTCGCTCGGGCTTCCGTGCACATACTACAGCTATCCGGAAGGCGAAGCTCCGGATCTTCCATATATCGTGTGGTATTTCCCGAACAGCTCGAACTTCTCGGCAGACGATAAAGTCTATGCAAACATCGAACAGCTGAACATCGAGCTGTACACGATGAATAAGGACTTTGCGACAGAACACAGAATCGAGGGGATCCTCGATGCAGAAAATTTTTATTGGGACAAATTAGAAACATACATCGATAGTGAGCACATGTACCAGGTGCTCTATCAGACGGAGGTATTTATAAATGAAGGTTAAATTTGGATTGCGCAATGTTTATTATGCAATCGCAACGGATGACGGCACCGGAAAGCTCACATACGGCACACCTGTCAGATGGCCGGGTGCGGTTAATCTTTCGCTCGACATCGAAGGAAGCTCCGATCCTTTCTATGCTGACGATATTATCTATTACATCAGCCAGAGCAAGAACGGATACTCCGGAACATTTGAGTGTGCTCTCGTGCCGGATACAGTCCGCACCGATGTACTCGGCGAGACAACAGACACGAACGGCATGATCGTGGAACGTGCAACAGATGCCAGCAAAGAGATCGCTCTTTTGTTTGAGTTCCAGAACGATGTCAATGCGACACGTCACTGCTTGTACAGATGCTCGCTCCAGTCTCCAGGCGTCAACGGCCAGACCATGGAAGGCTCCAAGACACCACAGACCGAGACTCTGAACATCACTGCGATGCCACGCATTGACGACTACGTGATCAAGGCAAAATGCCCGCACGGATCCGCAAATTACGACGAGTTCTTCACAGAAGTGAAAGAGCCGGCTTTATAAGAAGGGAAGGATAAGAGATGGAAAAGATGATCAAAGTCGGCGACCGTGAGGTCGCTTTTAAAGCCACAGGTGCGACACTTCGCATCTATCGGCAGAGGTTTCAGCGTGACATGCTTGTGGACATCCAGAAGCTACAAAAAGAGATGCAGGGAGGCAAACAGCTGACCTCGGATGCGCTCGAAATATTCGAGAACGTCGCTTATGTCATGGCGAAACAGGCGGATCCGGATGTTCCGGATACACCGGACGAGTGGCTCGACGGCTTTGACATGTTTTCTATCTACGAGATCCTTCCTCAGATCGTTGCGCTCTGGGGAGTCACCATGACACCGATCTCAGAGAGCAAAAAAAAAGCAAGCAAACCGAAAGGCCGTTAACAACTGGCCTTTTTTTGCTTAGGTGCGTACAGCAGGGCATCCCCATGTCAGATCTTGACCTTCTCGATGTGGGGATGATCCTTGACATGTTTATCGAAGCGGGCAACGACTCGTATGAATGGGCGACGGTTGCCGATCAGGACGATTTTGACAGATTTTAGGAGGTAATACATGCCTAGTGGTAGAATCCGTGGGGTAACAATCGAAATCGACGGCGAGACGAAGAATCTGCAGAAATCGCTCAAAGATGTCGATAAAGATATCAGGGATACACAAAAAGATTTAAAAGATGTAAACAAGCTATTGAAACTGGATCCGAAGAATGTGGATCTTCTAAAGCAGAGACACGAGCTTCTCGGCAAAGCTGTCACCGATACGAAGAAGAGACAGGAAGAGCTCGAGAAGGCTCTGGAGGCGACAAAGAATGCCGGTGACACTGCAGAGAACCGCAGGCAGCAGGATCTCCTGCAGAGGGAGCTTGTCGAGACGACGGCAAAGCTCGAAGACCTCGAGAAACAGTACGGCAATGCGCTCACACCACAATTACAGGCCGTTTCCGCCGCATCTGCGGAGGTTGCGGAGAAAACTAAGGGAATCTCAACGGCTGCAGGTGTTGCTGCCGGAGGGATGCTCGCGATGGCCTACAATGCGGCAACCGGCGCGGACGATCTGCTGACACTGGCAAACGTGTCGGGCTTCTCGGTGGAAGAACTGCAGAAGCTGCAGTATGCATCCAGTTTTGTCGATGTCTCGATGGAGACTATGACGGGATCGGTGACTAAGCTGACCAAGAATATGGCGAGCGGAAATAAAGTCTTTGACCAGCTCGGCATCTCAATCACCGACCAGAACGGAAACATGAGGGACGCCACCGATGTGTGGTATGAGGCTCTCGAGGCTCTCGGCAATATTCAGAACGAGACCGAAAGAGACCAAATCTCGATGGAACTGTTCGGAAAGTCAGCCATGGAAATGGCGGGCATTGTCGACGATGGCGGTGCCGCTCTTAAACAGCTCGGGGAAGAAGCAGAAGCGACAGGCAATATCTTGTCACAGGATGCGGTCGAGAGTGCGGTGGCTTTTAACGACCAGATCGACGAACTGAAAGGCAAGGCAACAATGGCCTTTTTCGAAGCGGGTGCGGCACTGGCTGACACTCTGGTGCCGGCACTGGAGTCGCTTGTGGATGTGATCACCTCGGTGCTCTCATGGTTTGGTAATCTGGACGGAAGCACACAGGCGTTTATATTGACCATTCTCGGGCTCGTGGCGGCGATCTCACCTATTGCCGGGATAATCTCAACCATTACCGGAATGGCGGCCGCTCTTAACGTTGCGATGCTTCCTATGATCGGCACGATTGCAGCTATAGTTGCCGGAGTTGCGGCTGCGGTTGCGATCGGCGTGGCATTGTATCAGAATTGGGACACAATCAAACAGAAGGCGGGAGAACTGGCATCCAGTATCAGCCAGAAATTCAGTGAGATCAAAAACACAATAAAAGAGAAGATCGACGGAGCAAAGCAGGCAGTGCATGACGCAATCGAGAGGATCAAAGGCTTTTTCAATTTCTCGTGGAGTCTTCCGAGGCTGAAGATGCCGCACTTCTCGATTCAGGGCAGTTTTTCGCTTGCACCTCCATCCGTTCCGCATCTGTCCGTTGACTGGTATAAAAAAGCATACCAGGATGCGGTGATGTTTACATCGCCGACCGTACTGCCGACAGCCAACGGAATGAAGGGATTCGGGGACGGAAACGGATCCGAGCTCGTGATCGGCACCAATCGGCTGATGGAGATGATCGGGCAGGCATCCGGAGGGACTCAGGACATTGATATTAATATTTATGCTCAGCCGGGCATGAATGCGACAGACATCGCGACAGAGGTCGAGCGTGTCATGGTACGCATGAACAACCAGAGAAAGGCGGTGTTCGGATGATTAAGCATTTAACAATCGGCGGAAAGGATCTGCTCGACTTCGGGACGTATTACGACGGCTCCGAGTGGTGGCGCATGCCATCCCGTGACATAGAAGAGATCACGGTGCCAGGAAGGTCCGGGAACTATATCATCGACGGGGATCGGTACGAGAACATCACGATCCCTTTTAATTGCGGAATCAGGGCGAACTTTCACAGGAACTTTTCGGGACTGATCGGCTATCTGCTCACGCTTAAAGGCTATCAGCGGATCGAGTCGAGCGAGGAGCCGAACGTGTTCCGCATGGGTTACGTGTCGGGCAGAATCGAGCCAGACACGGGCATCCTAAACAGGTACGGGCAATTTACTATAAACATCAATTTCAAGCCGCAGAAGTGGCTAAAAACAGGCGAGGCGACCATCACAGTCACGGACGGCATGCAGATCAGCAACCCTACAGGATTCAAAGCCCTGCCTCTGATCCTTGTCGAGGGAACCGGCACGATCCAGGTTGGAAGCGTGTCTGCAACACTGGCAAACAACACAGGCACGACCGTGATCGACTGCGAGAGCATGAATGCCTATGAGCCTATAGACAATATCAACAGGAATCCGGATCTGACTCTTTCGGGCGACACTTTTCCATATTTGGATGCAGGCACGACAGGGATCAGCTACACAGGATTTACATCGGTTAAACTTATACCAAGGTGGTGGAAACTATGAAACCTATCATCGTTAATCCGGCTCTGTCGCTCGTCAACATGGCGGCAGACACTACGAACGGGATCGGCAGACTGGATCCTCTTTCGTGCTACGTGGACGAGGAAAGAAACGGGCTTTATGATCTGACCATGGAGATCTCCGTGGACGATCCGCATTTTTCCGACGTCGGATACAATTCCGTGCTCAGGGTAAAAGCAGGGCACACTGCAGGGGATCAGCTCTTCCGTGTGTACGAGGTTTCTAAGCCAATCTCGGGCATTGTCACGATTTACGCTCATCACATTACATATGATCTTGCAAAGCGCCCGGTGCGTCCATTTACGGCCACAGGGGCATCCGCTACATGTGCGGGGCTTTTATCGCATATCGCAACGGCGACCGACTTCACGATCACCACGGACATCACAAACACCGGATCGGTGTTCACACTGACCGAGCCGAAATACTTCCGAGAATGTCTCGGTGGTTGGCGCGGTTCTTTCCTGGACACATTCGGGGGAGTGATCGAGTGGGACAACCTCACGATCAGAGTCAAGGCACACAGGGGATCCGACAAAGGCTATCATGTGCGCTATGGCAAGAATCTGGTCGATCTGAGACAGGAGGAGTCGATCGAGAACGTCTTCACTTCTGCGATGGGCTACGTCACGATAGACGAGCGGACGGTCACCTCAAACGTGCGCTATATGCAGAATCCTGGCAGACCGATCCGCACCAAGATCGTGGACTTCTCGGGCGAGTATGACGAGCTACCGACACAGGCTGAGCTAAACACAAAGGTGGACGAATACCTGGAAAGCCATCCGATCAACGTGCCGAAGGTGAACATTGAGCTGTCTTTCGTGTCATTGTTTGACACTGATGAATACAAAGATATCGCACCGCTCGAATATGTGGACATGGGCGACACCATCCATGTGGACTTTGAGCGTCTCGGTGTCTCAGCATCTGCCGAAGTAATAAGCACACGGTGGGACGTGCTGAGAGAAAGACTTGAGAAGATCGAGATCGGGGAAGCTCGCACAGACTTGGCAACGAGCATCACCGAAGGAATCGAACAGAACACAACCGAGCAGGTCGGCTTTCTGGATCAGTACGTATCCGGGCTGACAAAGGTCATCACGAACAGTTTGGGTCTTTTCAGCACCAAGGTCACAAGCGTGGACGGGTCGACAAAGTACTACCTGCACAACCGTCCGACACTGGCCGAGTCACAATACCAGTGGACAATCAACGCGGGAGGCTTTGCAGTCTCGCAAGATTATGGCCAGACATGGAGCGCAGGCATCGACGCTCAGGGCAATGCGGTCTTTAATTCGTTAGCAGCCAACATTGTCAGAGCGATGGAGATATACGGATCGTATATCGAAGGCGCTACGATCAACGGCTCCAGGATCGTCAGTGCAAACGGCGACTTTGATCTGACAATCTGGGCGGCGGTATTTGCCCAGACATACACCGATTACATCAGAACGTGCCTTTTTGCGGCGGCGAATGTGGGGAACCTGGTATTAATGAGCGGAACGAGCACGGATGCAAACACGAATCCGACAGACGGCAATGCCATGAGGCTCACGCCGAACAGTCTCAGCTTCTACCACAATGCAGACACGGACAAATCCGCATATATGACGCTAAACGATAATGGTGTGCTGACAATCGCAGGCGGATCAACCACGCAAAACAACCGCATCATGATCACGCTCAGCCCTACAACAGGCCTCGGGATCTACATCAACGGCCGAGGCTATAGCGGTCTGGGATTTGTTGACGACGGTAACGGGCACGTTGTGCTCGGCAAATAATGGAGGACAAACCATGATAACAAGGGAATTTAAGCTTTATCTCAACGCAGGGGTCGGAGTTGCTCCGGTCATCAATGCGAACCAGTTCGACCAGGACGAGGAGTGGATCTTCACGCTTCTCCAGAGCGACGGGACTGTGTACACACCGAGCACCGGGGCGATCATCGGCCTTAAACAGGACGGCACGACGATCCTCAATGCCGGAACGGTCAACAGTGCGGGACAGGTCGTCATC